GTTTTTGACTCCGACAAAACGAGGGTTGAAGATTTCAACTATGTAGCTGAAACCTGCTTTGTGATGTATCAAGTCCTAACAAAAAATTATTCGAAACTTTTGGAACTGGGTTTTCACAACCCCCCGGGTACCGACTCTTCAATTATGGAGGATCAGTTAACGATGGACTCGGGGGAGAATTTTCCAAACCTCCACCAACCAAGTCAGGTTCCAAGGTTGTTATACGCACTGGAAAGATTGAACAAACTGGTGAACGCAAACCTATGCAAGCGAGCCTTGGTGTACACGTTCTGGGTGCTGCTCCTTACCACCCTGATATTTCTTGCCCCTTTGGCGCTTTACTGGGTGAAGCTAAACGTTCTGGAGCTCCAATCGGCTTTGACACTAGTGGTGCGAAATTCCCGCTGGTCGATGGTAAACGCAGGCCATTATTTAGTAAAGGCACCGTTAATGTTCGCAGAAATGTGCGTAAGAGACTTAATGTCACGTATCGTCCACCCGTTGATGAATTACACATTAGGAGAGGTCGGCAATTTTACAAGAACCATGGTTTTACGAGGTTTAGCGAACGCCTCGTTCACCCAAAATTATTAATGAAGACCATAGATATGGTCAGGGCTTCAAGCCCCAAATTGGATCTCAACCAACAGATCCTATCCGCAGAAACTTTGTGGGATATACGTAAACACGCGCTGTTCATATGTGAAAAATACTTTATTCCATTACCCTCCGACTACGATCAATCCATCGAATCCTGGTTGGAGAAGACCTCATACACACTGAGGGAAAAGCAGAATCTTAAAAAAATATACCATGAGAGGCCATGGTTGGAAAAGAAAGATTTTGTCTGTCAAAGTTTCGTAAAATCAGAAACATACCCCGACTTTAAATATCATAGACCAATAAAATCAAGATCAGACAGATTCAAAGTCATAATGGGGCCAATTTTTCAAGGGATCAACGAGCAATTATTTTCCGTGCGCGAACTATTTATAAAATCCGTGCCCGTGAACCAGAGAGCGCAAGTCCTGGCTGATTTGTTTGGGGACAAATCATCCGTGGACTGCACAGATTACACTTCCTTTGAATCACACTTTTTAGATTATGTTATGTTTTCCATTGAATGCATTTTGTATAGATATCTAACACAAAATTTACCGAACTATGAATGGTTTAATGAAACAATCGAACAATCAATAATGAAACCAAATATATGTATGTTTAAGCACTTCACCGTTACTATGATGTCAAGAGCATCCGGCGAAATGTGCACATCAAGTGGGAATGGTTTTTCAAATCTCATCATGTACTCCTATGCGGCAGCCCAAAAAGGCGCTGTAGAGTTCGTCGCCCAATTTGAAGGTGACGATTCCATTAATGCAACTGAACCGGCAACTGCCGCACCAAACACACAAGATTTCACAGATCTAGG